ACTTATCAGGCGGTCGTCGCCAACTTCGGTCAGCGTCCGTTTTCTCAAAGCGTTCCCTCTGGCCACAAGACACTCTGCACAACCAACCTGCCAGCAGCGACCATCAACAATGGCGCTCAGTACATGGCGGCTACGACTTTTTCTGCCAACAACAGCACTCAAGTACTAACAAACGGCGGAAATAACCCAATTGGCACTACGTTCCAGCCGGATTTGGTTTGGGCGAAAAGTCGCTCAAATGCCTATTCACATGAATTGTGGGATAGCATTCGCGGTGTAAATAATATTCTTTATTCCAACGCCACTACAGCAGAAACCGCAACCGCCAATTCATTGACTTCGTTTAATTCAAACGGATTCACACTTGGTGCAGCATCAAATGCAAATTACGGCTCTGGTAATTCTGTCGCTTGGCAATGGAAAGCCGCAGGGTCTTCTGTATCCAACACATCTGGCACTATCACTTCAACCGTAAACGCTGGTGCAACACAGGGATTCTCTGTGGTGACTTATACGGGTACAGGAGCAAATGCTACTGTAGGTCATGGCTTGGGTGTTGCGCCAAAGATGATGATTTACAAGCGCAGAAGTTCTGGTGCTGATAACTGGGTTGTCTACCACTCAAGCATCGCAAACTCGCAGAACGGTGGCATCTATCTGAACCTGACAAACGTATGGAACTCAGACAGTACGCTTTGGAATAACACAGCGCCAACGTCTTCCGTGTTTACTGTCGGTACTTATGGTTCAGCGTCTTCTGTGACGATGGTCGCCTACTGCTGGGCAGAAGTCGCTGGCTACTCCAAGTTTGGTTCGTACACAGGTAACGCCAGCACAGATGGGCCGTTCATCTATTGCGGCTTCCGGCCACGATACATCTTGATTAAAGGCAGCACTATTGCTTCATCATGGTACGCATTTGATACGAGCCGCTCAACATACAACGAAGACATTATTGCGTTAAATCCAGATTCCGCTCTAAGTGAAGCATCTGCGCTGACCACCTACGGCATTGACATTTTGTCGAACGGTTTCAAGATCAAACAGCCAACAGGCTACGGCTTAAACAACTCAGGGCAAACGTACATTTATATGGCCGTTGCCGAGAACCCCTTTAAATTTAGTAACGCTCGTTAAGGAGAAAACACCATGAGCTTCGCAGTCGTTCAAAACGGAAACCTGATCCAAGTCCTGCAAATGGACGTTCCCTTCACCGTCGGTGAAAAACAATTCTCAAGCGCGTTCCTGCGCAACAGCACATCGCAAGAAAAGCTGGAAGCTGGCGTGTGGGAAATCATCGAAGGCGTCCGCCCCGATGACCGCTTCTACTGGGTGTCTGGCGCAAGCTACCACGTCAACGAAGTCAACAGCACTGTTGAGGCAAGCTACCCAGCCACCGCCAAGCAGTTGGAAGACGTCACCGTGACCCCAGAAGGCGAGACTGAGCCAGTGACCACCAAAGGCTTGAAGTCCAACTTCATCGCCCAGATCAAGGCCGCTGCCGGTTCTGCACTAGCTGCAACCGATTGGATGGTGATCCGCAAAGTTGAACGTGATGTGGCTATTCCTGCTGACGTAGTAGCAGCCCGTGCACAGATCGTTGCCGACTGCAATGCCAAAGAAGCCGCCATCTTGGCCGCTACAGACGTTGATTCCCTCATCGCTGCATTGGGCTGATCATGGACAAGATCATCATCTCAGTTGAAACTTTAAACAAGGTCTTGGGCTACTTGGGCACTCGCCCATACCAAGAGGTGTTCCAGCTCATCAAGTCCGTTCAAGATGAGGCCACCAATCAGCCTAAATTACCGGCTGACGTTCCTCCCGCGGAGTGAGGCATGTCTGATTCAACTGAAACCAAGTTGGCGGTTCATGAGGCTATCTGTGCGGAGCGTTATGGTCGCATAGATGGCCAATTGGTGTCTGGCGACAAGCGCATGACGAAGATTGAGTATTTGCTCTACATCGTCATTCTGGTGCAGTTGTTTGGGCCGGGTGTTGCCGCTGAGTTCACAAAGAAGCTGCTTGGCCTGTGAGGTGAGTCATTGACCCGATCAGCCTACTCCTTATGGCACAAAGTGCAGTTGGTGCTATCCGCGCTGGCTGCCAAATGTTGTCAGAGGGTAAGCAAGAGATCGGTAAGTTCAAATCCCAGATCGAAGGCGGCATCGCAGACGCCAAAGCGATCTACAAAGAAGTCACAGGAATCTGGGGATGGCTTGCTGGTATTTTTGGAGGCTCAAAGCCAACTCAAAAAGTTGTCGTCCAAACCGAAGCAATCGAAAAGCAAGCCAAGCCTGTGGCGAAAAAGGCAAGTCGCCAACCTGAACCAGAATTAAGCTACGAGGAGTTCCAAGCGCGTGCAGTGCACGACATCTGCGAAAACTTGAAGGTCTACTTTGAGGCTATGCGCCAGCTCAAAGAACATTGTCGGGAACTTGAAGAAGAAGCTCTCACTACCGAGAAGGTTGCCGACAGTGCGATTGATCGAATCGAAATGCAATGGCAAATGAATCAACTGTCGTCTCAGTTGAAACAGGCCATGATTTACGGCACTCCTACTGAGCTTGGTCTTGGTGCTATGTATCAAGAATTCTTGGCTAAGTACGATGAGATTCTGGAGGAGCAGGAAGTTGCGCGGGAGCTGAAGGCAAAGAAAGAACGAGATAACCGATGGCGACTAGAGCACCGCAAAGAAATCCTGATCGCCAAAGTGACTTACGTAATAGCAGTCGCAATGGGAATGCTTCAAGCAATTGGAATGTATTTCACTCTATGAGGGAATTTTGGTTTTGGGTTGCCATCGTGACGCTGATCATCTTTTGCATTGTGATGCTGTCGTTTGTGGTCATCCACACAAACAAGCAGCTCAAAGAGGTTCAGGCGCTGGTTGTTCGTTTAGAAGAGAAGGAAAAGAAAAATGACCGAAGAAAAAAAACCACTGACGAGGAGTGAGCTGGAGATCATCATCAAGCGCCGCGCTGCGGTGCTTTTGATTATTTTGGCCGCCTTAGTTGCCATCAACAGCTTTTTCAAGGACGGCAACTCTGGCCGGATCATGAAAGACATCATCGCTGCCAACAACCAGTGGGCTTGGTATCAAGCCAAGAACGTCCGCGCAGCCATCTACAAGACCACCGCAGACCTCGTTGACGAAGGCAAGCTCGCCCAGCACTACCACGGTGAGGCGCAGCGCATGCAAGAAGACATGGACGGCATCAAGGCCAAGGCTCAGGCCCTAGAGGCCGAGCAGGCAGCTCTGAGCGCCAAATCGCCCTACTACACTTACTCAGCCATGCTGATGCAGTTGGGCCTCGTTTTGTCCACAGCGGCGATCCTAGCGGTCTCCATGCCCCTTTTCTATGCTGCCGTGGCCGTTGGCTCGTCAGGTGTTGTTTTGTTTGCCATCGCTTTAGGAGTTTGATATGTTGCCAGCCGTTATGTCCATCGTTTCCGGTCTTTTGGCCAACAACATGCCCAAGGTGGCAGACGCAGTGATCGAGAAGGGGGTCGACTATGTGCAGGACAAGATGGGTATCACCTTGAAGCCTGAGCACGAGGCCACCAAAGAGGACTACGAGAAGTGGAACGCTGAGGCTGCCAAGCACGAGGAATTCATGGCCGAGCTGGACGAGAAGAGTCGCCAGCGTGCCACTGACATGCAAATGAAGGCCATGGAGTCGGATGATCCGTTTGTGCGCCGATTCCTGTACTACTTCATCATGCTGTGGTCGACCTTCTCCGTAATCTTCATCCCATGCTTGATCTGGGTGCCAATACCAGAGAACAACACACGCTTTGCTGACACCATCTTGGGCTACGTGCTCGGTACGGTCATCACCGGCATGTTCGCCTTCTTGCTTGGCTCTAGCCAAGGCTCTCGCAACAAGGACAAAAAATGAACGTCACCTTAGAGATGCTCAAGGCGGCCAAGATCAAAAACCCTGAAAAATGGGTTGATCATGTGCGCAACGCCTGCGCTGAGTTTTCGATTGACACACCTCAACGAATCGCCGCCTTCCTTGCCCAAACCTCCCACGAGTCGGCTGGCTACACCATGCTTGAGGAAAACCTCAACTACTCCGACGTCACCATGGCGGCGGTTTGGCCGCCTCGATTTGCCGTGCAAGAGCCTGATCCCAACAGGCCGGGCAAGACCCGCGCAAAGAAGGACGAGAAGGGCAAGAACATCCCCAACGCCTTTGCCAAGGCCCTGCATCGCAAGCCTGAGTCCATCGCCAACGCCGTTTACTCGAACCGTATGGGCAACGGAACGATCGAGTCTGGTGACGGCTGGAAGCACCGCGGAATGGGCGTCAAGCAACTCACCGGAAAGGACAATCACAAACGCTGTGGGGAGGCGCTGGGCGTGGACTTTGTGGCCAACCCAGAAAAGCTCTTGGAGCCTGAGTACGCCGTGCGCTCGGCGGCGTGGTTTTGGAAAACCAACAACCTCAGTAAGTTTGCCGACAAAGAGGACATCGAGGGCATGACCGTGGTGATCAACGGCGGCAAGATTGGTCTACCCCAGCGTGAGGCCCTGTACGACGGGTGCATTGACGTGTGTCGAGCCTGATTGTCTTTATCCTGACTGGAGTCTAAAATGCAGAAAATGGCTGTTTGCAAAAAGCGGCGTCAAAACAATCCTGAATTCACAAAGGCGGTTCTATGACGACAGCAGCCGTTATGACGTATGACTCGCTAGTGGCGGACATCTCTTCGTATCTTGAACGAACAGACGCTGCAACACTGGCCAAAATTCCAACCTTCATCATGCTGGCAGAGCAGATCATTGCCAGCCAGATCAAGTTTTTGGGAAACCTCACGGTCAACACAAGCACCATGACGGCCACTCAGGCTGTGATTGACAAGCCTGCTCGTTGGCACAAAACAGTCTCCATGAACATCACTGTGGCTGGCCGACGTCAGCCCGTTTTGCTTCGCAAGTACGAATACCTGCGCGAGTATTGGCCAGACGCAACCAGCACCGAAGTGCCCAAGTTCTACTGCGACTACGACTACACCCATTGGCTCGTGGCCCCAACGCCTGACGACGACTACAACTTCGAGGTCGTTTACTACGAGCGCGTGCAGCCACTGGACAGCAGCAACCAAACAAACTGGTTCACCATCTACGCGCCGCAGGCTTTGTTGTACGGCTCCCTGCTTCAGGCTATGCCATTCCTGAAGAACGACACCCGCATCCAAATGTGGCAGCAACAGTATGACTTGATCATGACAACACTCAGGGCCGAAGACCAATCTCGCATTGGTGATCGTCAAGCTGTGGCGATTGACAGCTAAGGAAAATTCAAATGAGCTACAACTCACCATTCACAGGCAACGTCATCCAACCGACGGACGTTTCATTCCGTGCAGTCACTCTGTCGGCAAACACTCAGCTAGAGTGGCCGATCAACGGCAACGCCACAAGCGACTATGCAGCTCGCATCATGAACGTCACGGCCACAACGACCGGCCTGTCGTTGTATATGCCGCCAGCGAACCAAGCCTCTGTCGGTCAAGACGCCTTAATCCGCAACGTCGGCTCCAACACCTTCACCGTCAAAGACTTTGATGGCGTGACCGTCATCACGACTGTGGCCGCTGGTGAGGCAAAGTACATCTACATCACAAGCAACCCAGACGAGTCCGGCACTTGGGGTGTGATTGCCTTCGGCGCTGGCGCTTCGGCTGCTGACGCCGGGACTTTGGCTGGCTACGGCTTGCTGGCAGTCACCAATACGCTCAACCAGAGCCACCCCGTGGTTACGTTCTCAAGCGGGGCTACTACGGACGCAACCTACCGGGCAAAGACCTATGTGTGGAGCGGCGGCGCTGGCACGCTGACCCTTGGCGACGCTGCGACCCTTGGCAACAACTGGTTCATGCTCGTGCGCAACAGCGGCACTGGAACGCTAACTGTGGCCACATCTGGCTCAGACCTGTTTGACGGCGCGTCCTCGATCTCGATGCAGATTGGCGACTCATGCGTGATTTGCTGCTCTGGCACTGCGTTTTACTCTGTTGGCTTGGGTAAATCCACCCAGTTCAACTTCACCCAGTTGACCAAGCCTGTCGTCACCGGAACCTACACGCTGACCAGTAGCGAAGCCGCCAACGTGGTGCTGAAGTTCACTGGAACCCTGACTGGCAACGTGACTGTGGTTGTGCCGCAGACGGTGCAGGTGTACTACGTTCAAAACGCCACAGACGGCACGATCAACAACTACACCCTCACCATCACCACAGGCATCTCTGGCGCCTCGTCAGCGACCATCGCGTCGAACCAGCAAGCAACATTGGTTTGCGATTCAGTCAACTTGTTCAACGCGAACACGGTGCTGGCTGGCTCGACCTCGATCGGTTTGGTGAACGGAACGGTTTCTTCTCCATCGCTGTACTTCGGCTCTGAGCCAACCACTGGCGTGTATCGCGCAGCCTCTGGAGAGTTTGACATTGCTATTCTTGGCGTGCTTCGCTTGGCCGTTTCTGCCACAGGCATAGACGTAACTGGCAACGTATCAGCAACTGGCACAGGAAACTTTGTAGGCGGCATTTTGAGCGGAGCCTTCTGATGACGGAAAAAGTATTTGCTTTAGACACCAAGCCGGGCATTCAGCGCGATGGAACTGTGTTCGCCAAAGACTTCTACAACGACGGTCAATGGGTTCGTTTCCAGCGCGGTTTGCCACGCAAAATTGGCGGCTACAAGCAAATCACGAATCAGATGCAAGGCCCTTCACGGGGCATGTGGGTCAACCCGACCAACAACTTCACTTCTGTTTTCAGCGGCTACAGCGACGGCCTTCAGGTGCTCGTCATTGACAACAATGGCGTCGGCTCTGGCATCAACAACGTGACGTTTGCTGCCGCCAGCTTCACTGCCTCAGACCTCAATATGTGGCAGTTTGACGGGTTCTATGACGTGCTCGGCCAAGGCGTAAGCGTGGTTGTGGCGCATCCCGGTCAGAATTTGGCTGCCATCGACAACACAACCAACACCCCCGTGCTGGCAGGTGACATCAACGGCTACAGCCTGCGCAAAGTAGGTGTTTTCACTGATAGTGTGACCACAGTCAACACCAGCACCACCGTTACTTTGGCTGCGGCCAATGCCCTGATTGGCGCTGGCCAGACCATCACAGGCGCAGGCATCCCAGCCAACACCACGGTGGTGAGCGTGACCGGCACTTCGGTCGTGATCTCAAACGCAGCCACAGCCTCAGCCACTGTGACAGCCACCTTTGACAACAACGTCGCCGTATCCGGTGGCGTGGTGTCCCTGCATCCTTACCTTTTTGTGTACGGCAACAACGGCTTGATCAAGAACTGTTCGGCAGGCAACACTGATGACTGGGTGTCTGCGGACGCCAACGAGACCAACGTGGCCACCGGAAAGATCGTTCAAGGGCTACCAGTGCGCGGCGGCTCAAACGCGCCTTCTGGCCTGTTTTGGAGCCTCGACAGCTTGGTTCGCGTCAGCTTCAACCCCACGACCATCACCAGCGGCGCCACGACCATCACTCAGTATTGGCGCTACGACATTATTTCGAGTCAGTCGTCCATTCTGTCTAGCCAGTCTGCCATCGAATATGACGGCATCTACTACTGGTGCGGCGTTGACCGCTTCCTGATGTACAACGGTGTGGTCAAAGAGATTCCAAACAACATGAACCAAAACTGGTTCTTTGACAACCTGAACTACGACCAGCGTCAAAAGGTTTGGGTCACAAAAGTGCCTCGTTTTGGTGAAATCTGGTGGTTTTACCCCCGCGGTGACGCCACTGAGTGCACGGATGCGATCATCTACAACGTGCGCGAGAACACATGGTACGACGCAGGCTCTGCGCCGGGTGCACGCCGCTCGGCTGGCTACTTCTCGCAGGTGTTCCACTACCCAATCAACAGCGGCTGGGACGTTTCCGTGCCAGTGGCGCTTACTTCTGGCGAGTACAACACCGTTAACGGGTCTGATTTACTCAATTCGGACACATACGACATGGACATCGCCTTGCAACAGGTGGTCACAGGCTCTGGAATACCTGCTGACACGGTCGTAAATGCCGTCACAACGAACGCCATCAAGACGCTTGGATCAATCACAGGCGGCACGCTGTACACGAACGGCACGTACACCAACGTCAGCCTCACCGGAGGCTACGGCGGGGCTGCAAAGGCCACAATCGTGGTTTCTGGGGCATCTGACACAAGCGTCACCCTTACAGAAGGAGGCTCTGCCTACGCTGTTGGAGACGTTTTGAGCGCCACGGCAGCCAGCATTGGCGGCACTGGAAGTGGTTTTTCCATCCCTGTGACTGCCGTCTACACCCAAACAATCACCATGTCCAATGCTGCGACAGCCACAGACACGGTTGACATCACGTTTAGCAGCCCTGCTGGAAATGTCTCTATTTGGCAACACGAGTACGGGGTGGATGAGATCAAGGATCAAAACCAAAACGCGATTGACTCGTTCTTTGAGACCAACGACCTCGGTTGGGTGTCTGGCGGCCCCTCACAGCCATCCATGGTGGGTGAGAACAAGTGGATTCACTTGGAGCGCATAGAGCCTGACTTCATCCAAGTTGGCGAAATGGAGCTGTACGTCACTGGCCGTCCCTACGCTCAGAAGGACGATCAGACCAGTGGCCCGTACCTGTTTGGCCCAGACACGGGAAAGATTGACCTGCGCGAGCAGCGTCGTGAATTACGCCTCAAATTCCGCAGCAACGTGGAAGGCGGCAACTATCAGGTTGGTCGAATCATCGCCAACGCTGACTTTGGCGACGTCCGAGGCTACTAATGGCAGGCGTTGCACTCGTCTACGATCCGCGGGGCCACACTTTCGAGTCGTGGGCCTCGCTGATGTGCGAGTTGTACGCCGCTCAACAACTGGAAATCCCGACCCCGTTCACCAATTGGAAGACTTGGGGCAACGGAATTCGTGCTATCGACGTTTTTGCGAACGAAGCGATCCCAATGACGGATAATTTTGGTGACTGGATGCAATGGGCCGAAGAGCTTGTGAATGCAGTCAACCCAAAAACTTAACCGGAGATCGTGGCATGGATTTCATTGAACTTTTTAACGAAGTAGTAAAGCTGGCAAAGCCAGTAACAGCGGACGATAGTTTCGCAAAGTCGCTCGACGACAAATTTGAAGACCTCAACTTGGACAGCCTTGATCACCTCATGCTGCTCATGTATTTCGGCTCCATCTATGGCATCGAAGAAGAGGTCTTGAGAGAGTCAAAGTACACAACAGTTAGCGAGCTTCAAGAATTCTTGGTCAAGCATCGAACCAACAACTTCGACACGCTTGAGCAAGCCTTGGAGTATGCGAAATGATCTATCTCACAGACTATCGCACCGCATGTTCAACTCACACAGATGTGATTGAGGACAACGCCTATCCGCAACGTGTTCATTGGTTCCCCGAAACCTACGAGCGCGTTAAGACTGGCATGGTCTACCCAGCTCATGTGTTGACCAACATGGTTGTCACAGAAGAGATGATCAACCACGTCAAAAACAACCCTGTCAAGGGCAAGACTGGCTTCATTTTGGCCGCAGGGTCTCAAGGCTGGGCTGGCGTGCGCGGCAAAAAAGAATACGACGACAACTCTCGTTTGCACTACAAATTCAAGTTGCCTTTGGTTTGCCTCACGAACATCTACGCAGGTCGGTTGGCCAGCATGTTTGGCGTGTCTGACTATGTTGCAACAGACGCCAGCGCCTGCGCGTCAAGCGTCAAGGTGCTGATGGATGTGCAAAACCTCATGCGCAACTACGGATTCGATCGAATGATTGTTGTCGGCGTCGAGGACGCTGTGAACAATTCAACCCTTGAGTTCTTTGGCCAAGCCAAGGCAAGTTTGCTGTTCAAGGACGAGGGTTCAATCAAGCCGTCAGCCTTCGACTCGGTAAATGCAGGCTTCAACATTGGCCAAGGGGCCGTTTGCGCCATCTTTGAGCGCGAGCCTACCGTAACCCCCAAGGCCAAGTTTTTGGGGGCCTACACGTCCGCTGAGGACTTTGCCAACCCATTGGGGCAGCGTGCGGACGGCCAAGGCTATCAACGCGCCATCGAGGGCGCTTTGTTCGCTGGTGGCGCAAAGCCTGAAGACGTTGGGATCGTCAAGACCCACGGAACTGGCACGCCAACCAACAACACCGCGGAGAAGGCTGCCATCACTTCCGTGTTCAAAGACTTCGTGGCCACCTCATACAAGCAGCGCATTGGCCACACATTGGCCGCAAGCGGCTTGATGGAAACCGGCTTGTTGTTGGACGACATTAAGCGCGGAGTCATACCCGGCATTTTGAACCGCACAGAAGTTGACAAGCAATTCTTATCCGAGGACTCTCAAGTGCCTGATGGCTTGATCATGTCTTTGGCTGCTGGCATGGGTAACGTCTACTCTGCTGCCCTATTTTCAAAGGATGTCTGACATGGAACATTTTTTGAAATTGGAAGGCAAATTTAACTTTGGCCAGTACCGCAAAGGCCAAAGCATTGTGTCGCATGGCAAGAACGTGAACGAGTCGTTCATGGGCATCAACTATCTGAGTGTTGCCACTCAGGATGCCAAAGAAATCTTTGAGGTCATCCCTGAGAGATTCAGGGCTGGCTTTCACCTTGTGCTCATGAACATCAACTCGTTCATTCCTCCGCACATTGACAACAACATCAAGTCAACGATCAACTTCTACATCAAGCCAGACAATTGCAAGACTCAGTTCTACAAGTTTATTGGTGAGCCAAACGGTGACTCAAACGTGTACGGCTTGGGAATTTTGGAACAGACGGAAGGCTTCTTTGCCAATGAGGGAGATGCTTATTTGCTGGATGTCACAAAGCCTCACGCCGTGTGGGACATGGGCGACGAATTGATCGACACCCAAATGGGGATCATGGACGCCTATGAGGACGCAAAGGCTGACATGTCTCCAGACTTGAGCAAGAAGCGTTCAGACTTTCCGTCTGGCTACAAAGATACAAACAGAATTGCAATCTGCCTTCAGTCAAGCAAATACAGCTTTGGCGATGTCAAGCAAATGCTTGAAGAGGTCGGTGCTATTGAAGGGGTTGCAGCATGAACAAAGCCATAGACAGCCGTAAAGAACAGCTTCAAATCTATCAGATCATCCAACATGCGTTGGAGGATGAGTCAGACCCTCAAATTAAGAAGTACGGTATTAAGGCCATGTACCCAGCCGTCTTGGCTGAGATGACCCAACCCAACACCGTTGTAAAACAGTTTGGAAATAGCGTGTTCATCTTGCACAAGGGCGACGATGATAAGGCTTTCTTTAGGGCTTTCAACTCTGATACAGCAAGAAACTACATTGATAACGCAAGCCAGTTTTTGCAGTACGCACACGACGAAGAAGGTTTGAAGTATTTGGTCACTCAGTTTGAAGGTGAAGAGTTGTCGAAACTCATTAAATCAACTGAAAAGTTCCTTCCAACAGATTTAATGAAGATACATTATTTGAAAACAGAAAACGGTAATAACTGCGTTGTTTTTGAATTGCTTGGGGAATAATAAAAATGTCAAAAGCAGTTGAAACGGTATCAAATGCTGTTAAGGATGTAGGAAGTGCAATTGTTGACGTAGCAAATTCAGTTGAGGAAAAAATTCTTCGGCCAGTTGCTAAAAAAGTCCAAGGCACTATTGATTACGCCTTAAAAAATCCAGTGGACGCGGCCATCATGGTTGCTGCTGCATCTGGCCCTTGGGCGCCTTGGGCAGTGCCTGCTGCAAATGCTGCGATTACCGTTTCTCATGGCGGCAGCATGTCAGACGCAGCAAAGGCTGCCGCTGTTTCATACGCAGCTCAAGAGTTTATGAGCGGTACTGAGGTCGGCAAAGACATTTCATCTTACACAAAAGGTGTTGGTTCTGAGGCTGGCGCAGCATCGGGCGCTCAGGCATCAACTGCCGCAGTCATCAGTAAGGGCGTCACCGCTGGATTGAACGGCGCAATCATTGGCGGCATGAGGGCTGTTCTTACAGGCAAAGATATTGGTCAAGGAATTGTTCAGGGCGGCGTCGCTGGTGGTTCATACGGAGCCGCAGATCAATTCTTTGCAAACCTGTACAAAGAAGGATCATTGGACTATACGGATGATCCAAAGCTGAACCAGAAAATTTCCAAGTCATTGGGTGCTGTGTCAGGGGCTGCACTTGGCGCAGTATTGACCAATAAAGACCCAGCAGTTGCGATAGGCAACTACTTGGCTTACAAGATCATGGATGTCGGAAGCTCCAGCGTTGCAACCGCGGCAAAAGAGACTTACAAAAAGATGCAGGAGAACTTCGCTTCTGTTGAGTCGACACAAAAAGATTTACTTGATAAACAGGAATCGTACAACAAGCAGTTTGCAGACTTGAGCACTCGAAGCGAGGACTACAACGCAAAGGTCACTGAGCTGCAAAACAAAGTCAATACTGACTGGGCGCCGATTCAAGCTCAACTTGACGTTCACATAAACTCTTACAACGATGCTTTGGCAAAGTACAAAGAGCAAGAAACCATATACAACAACACATCACTTTCTGTTGATGAGCGAAATGCTGCTGCGGCCAAGATGGAGACATACGCCCAGCAGACCATAGATGCTAGTAAAGAGTACGACAAGGTCTTGGGCGAGAACAAAGCCTTGTTTGACAATTTGCAAGCAAATAGCAACGACTTGAAGTCTACAAAAGCAACTCTTGACTCTGATTTTGCAGCACTTCAAAAAGGCGAAGGCGCCAAGCTAACTGCTGCAAAAGAAGATTTCGATAAGAAGGTTGCCGAATACAACGCATCGAAAACTTTGGCGGAGCAGACAGATGCAAAGTATCAGACGCAAATTGCTGAGGCTGTAACGCGTGATATTGCAATTGACGCCATCAACAACGGGATTGCTGTTCCAACCAAAACAAACGCTGATGGCAGCGTCACGTTTGATAACGGAATAACTGTTCGTCCAGACGGCACGATGTATCAGGGTGACAACCAGTTGTTCACCACCGCCGCTGGCATCAAGCAAAACGAGCTGAAGTTCACAAACGATCAAGGCAAGAATGTTTGGTTTGATGAGAATGCAAAGCGCCTAAACAGCGACACAGACATTCAGGACATCTACAAAACCAACTACGGTTTGGATGTGACCAAAGAAGAGGCGGCAAAGTTTGCTGGCAACCAATACGGTCAAACCGACGACACCAAGCTCAAAGACTTTGCGATTGACAAGATC